AACCGACTGAGCCCGAGCCCGGATCGCTGGAAAATCCGCAGCGCCACCTTCCCCGGCATAGCGGCCGCAATGGCCGACCAGTGGGGCGCCTCCGCCCCCTAACCACTTCCCGTCACACAAAAACCGCGGCAAACTAGCCGCCCTTCGAGGAGCCCCACCGATGCTCGATTTCCGAGGCCTGGCCGACCGCCTGCTGGCCGACGCCGAAACGCACGTAACCCGCTGGCTGCCCGAGGGCAAGCGACGCGGCAACGAATACAAAATCGGCTCACTGGCCGGCGAACCTGGCGAGTCAATGTCCATCAACCTGCGCACCGGCCGGTGGGCGGACTTCGCCAGCGGCGAGCGGGGCGGCGACCTGATCGACCTCTATGCCGCCATCCACCACATTGAACTCGCCGAGGCATATCGCGAGCTCGACGGGGATCGCAGCGTGGCCGTCAGCGCACCGCCCCGCCGCGAGGCGCCGAAACGCTCGGTGATCACGCCTGTGCCGGCAGAGTCGGCCGATTGCGACTGCATTCACCCCGACTACGGGCCGCCTGTGCGGACGTGGTGCTATCAGGACGGTAACGGCGATGTGCTGGGCTACGTGGCCCGCTACGAGCCCAAGGGCGCCCGCAAGCAAATCATCCCGTGGACCTTCACCGATGACGGCTGGGGCCGCGGATCGTGGCCCGCACCGCGTCCGCTGTACCGCCTGCATGACCTGGAGGCCCGGCCCGACGACCCGGTGCTGATCGTCGAGGGCGAGAAAGCCGCGGACGCCGCAGCTGCGTGGGCGGATCCGTACGCTACCGTCACCTGGCCCGGTGGCTCACAGGCTCTGCATCTCGCAGACTGGCGCCCAGTGTTCGGCCGGCAGATCCTGCTGTGGCCCGACGCCGACGACGCGGGCCGCATCGCCATGCTGCGACTGGCCGAGATACTCAGGCCGCACTGCACCATCATCAAGATCATCAACCCTACGGGCCAGCCTGACGGCTGGGACGCGGCTGACGCGGGATTCCGCACCTGGACCGAGGCGCGAGCCTGGCTGCTGCCGCGCGTGTCGCTGCTGGACGTCCCGCCGCCACCACCGCCTGCGCCACCGCCGGCACCAAAGCCGCGGCCGGCACAGCAGCCGACAGGCGAGAAAACGGCGGAACAGGCCGTCAACGACCGCGATGCGTCCTCACTGCAGCCGTCGGACTGGTTTTCCCGATACGCCTACGTGATCGCGGACGATTCGTTTTTCGATCTCGTGGAGCGAAGCGAGATCGGCCGCAACGCTTTTAACGCACTTTACCGGCACGTTCGCTGCAATTCGATACATTCTCAGTCATCTGGGGCGGCCCGCAGGATTGAGGCGTCCGTCAGCTTTGACGAGAACCGCCACGCAATGAACGCCAAAATTATCTCGGGCGTGACCTACGCTCCCGGCCGCACTGTGCTGGTTGAACACGTCGGGCAAGCCTACGGGAACAAGTGGCGCGACGGCCGGCCCGAGATTGAGGACGCGGGCGACCCGGGCCCGTGGCTGGCGCACGTCGAGAAACTTGTTCCCGAGCCCGAGGAACGAAACCACATGCTGGACGCCTTCGCGTATAAGGTTCAGAACCCCGGCACAAAAATAAATCATGCGCTGCTTATCGGCGGCGTGCCTGGCGCCGGCAAAGACAGCATGATCGCGCCGCTCCTCTACGCCATCGGCGGCCAGACAAAACAGAATTGCGTGTCAGTGGATCCGGCGGAACTGTCGCAGCCGTGGGGGTATTACCTCGAAAACGAGGTCGTTATCTTTAACGAACTGCGTCAGTCGGAGGCTACCGATAGGCGGGCGCTGGAGAACAAACTTAAGCCCATACTCGCGGCGCCCCCTGAGTTACTGACCGTTCAGCGCAAGAACGCACACCATATACAGGTGGTCAATCAGGCGCTTGTGCTGGCCATGACTAACTACCGCGACGCTATCGCTATTCCGAGCGACGACCGCCGGTGGTTCGTGATCTGGACTCACGCGCAGCGCATGGAAGAAAGCGAATCGCGTTCGCTGTGGGCCTGGTTCAATGCTGGCGGCCTGGAGGCCGGCGCGCGCTACCTGCGCGAGCGGGACGTGTCGCGCTTTCAGCCTGGCGCTACGCCGCCGTGGACGCCGGCAAAGCAGATCATGGTGTCCAGCACCCGCTCGCACACTGAATCGTGGATCATTGACCGCATCGAGAAGCGCGTTGAGGAATTCCGCTGGGGCGTCATCAGTGGCCCGTGGGCGCTCATGGTGGACCGCCTGCAGACCCATGCCCCGCCGTCAGTGCGGCTTACGCAGCAGGCCCTGCAGCACGCGCTCGCTGAGGCCGGCTGGCTGGACTGGGGCATGTGCAAATCGAGGTTGAATCCGAGCTCGCGGCACGTCTTCGCTGCGCCGGATTGGCGCGGATCTAAGAGCGAAGCGCGCGACCTGTGCGAGACGCACTTCGGAGCGAACCGCAGCGCCAGCGTCCACGAGTTCCGCAAGGCTGCCGGCGGGGAATAAAAAAAGCCCCCGGAGATTGCTCAATCCGGGGGCGCAAGCCGGGGCTAGCCGGCACAGGAGGAGACGCGTTCCGATGCAACGCGTCGGGATTATAGATCCAGCGCGAGCGCGACGGCAAGCGCCACCAGGATAGCCAGCAGGGCGGCGATCATTGGCGGCACCTGACGTATTGAACGGCAAGACCAATCCATTGACGATCCGCCACCACGCAATGTAAACGCCGGTCGTCAAACAGCACCCAGTTACCCGAATATAGAATAACGTCATCGTCTGATACTTGCAGGTGCATGTAACCCTGCATTAGCCAGAACAACGCGCGATAGAGGCAAGGTCGCGTGCGTTGCGTATCCTGCCAGTCGTCACGATGCGGCTCAACACTGCGCATTTTTAGACAGCAATTCGACGGCAAATGCGGCCTATAGCCCGGAATCTGCGGCAGCATTTCGGCAGTCAGGTTGTCCAAATGGCTCATAAATGTGCTGTCGGCAATTTTGCGCACTGCGCGCATTAGGGACGCGTCAGGGACGCGGTGATCTACTAACTCAATCATTGGCGGCGCTCCACATGCTGAGCCAGCAGCCAGCGCGGGCCGAGGCGGCGCAGAGCCTGCACCCAGGCCAGCAGGTTGCGTCGGTCTAGGCGGGTGTTTCCGGTGTTCCACAGGCGGCGGCCGAGGGTGAGCATCTTGGTTTTCATGCGGGCCATCCATGCGGCGGAGTGAATCGGCTCTTTGCGTGCGGCGCGGCGGATTGTGTTTGCTGCGGTTCCGTATCCTTTCGCAACTCGGCCCTTCTGATGTCAAAGAAGGCTTCCCGCTGCCTTCTGTACTGCTCGACGTCTGGCGCGTTCGGGGGCTGATATTGGGCTGCGGCCAGCTTCTCGCGCCTTTGAATCTCACGCTCGATGTACCACACCGCCTTCTTTAGATCCTCGATAGCGTCGTTTTTGAGGCCGGCGCGCCATAGGTATTTAATAGCGTTGCCTACACAAAAGTTCATGTGCTCAGCAATGTCTATCGCCTCCACACCGCTCGGGTGTGCGTTGTAGTGCGGCGGGTGGTTGATAGGGTCATGTGTTGTCATGCATCACCCCGCACTCGTGCAATCAGCCCTTCCGCTGCGTTGACAGCGCGGATGGTTTCATCGTTTAGTTCTCGGTCTTGGATCACGGCGAGCAGCTTTTCTACGCACTGGAGCAATTCAGGCGCCGCGGCGATTAGGTGTGCGTTGGCAATCTCCTGAGCTTCAGTCACCCCACACGGCCACGCCACCGCCCCAGCGCCTGGGCGGATACTTGCGGCGGCGACTCCTATTGTTCTCGTGCCATTGGCGCACCTAAAATCGTGGCGAATAGTCCACGGTCCTGGAGTGTGCATCTTCGTCACTCCTCAAAACAGCGCCGGCTCGGCATCAACCGACGGGATTACGCGGCCCACAGAGCGCGCGCAGGGCGGCAGGCTGGGGTAGTCCAGCAGCCGCGCGGGAAATGGCCACAGCGGCCCGCGTAGGGGCTCTGTAAGGGTGTCGGGGGCGGGGGTCATCGTCTACTCCTGTATGGGGCCTGTAATTACGCGCCGATATGCGCCGATACGCGCCGAGCGATATCGGCGAGCTCGCACTCATAGGCTTGAAACACCACGCCACCGCCAAACTGCTTATTGTGGAACTTGCGTCCGCCGAGCTTGCGCGCTGCCGCCACAACGGCAGCGTAGCGCTCGGGCAGGGGCTTGGCGTAGTCGTGCGTGGGCTCAAGGTCAAGGAAGTGGCAGACCCACCGCGGATTCCCGTTAACGTCGTTCTTAACGCGGGTCCATTCGATCGTGCTCATCTTCTACTCCTGTGTCTGCGCCACCG